GGATTTATAAACGGATAATAAATCTCTAACAAATATAAGAAGAGGAGAAAGATTAAACTTTCTCCTCTTTTTTTGTTATAATGGGAAGGTCTAGTACCATAATATATAATAAAAAATAACAATTTTATATGTCAGATAATAATAATAAAAAAGATATGTCCGAAGAAGAATATCTTAGAAAACACCTAGAAAGTGTTGATAGCAACCAATCAAATAGTGATATACCATTTGTTCAGCCAGTTGTTAACGCTAGTAAATCAACTGATTTACAATACTTTAATTTTGATGTAAAAGAATTACCTTGTGGTAGATATTACCAGACTGGTACTGTTGTTATGGTTAGACCAGCTCAAGTTAGAGAGATACAAGCATATTCAATGGTTGATGATAATAACTTTTATGATATTGTTGAGAAAATGAATGATATATTACAGTCTTGTGTTAGATTGAAATATCCTGATGGTAAAATAGCTTCTTATTTAGATATTAAAGATCAAGATAGATTATTTCTAGTATTTTTAATTAGAGAATTAACATTCCAACAAGGAAATTCATTAGCAGTTAATGCTAGATGTTCTTGTGGTACTGATATGCAGATTGAAATGAATAGAAAAAACTTTGTTTTTCATGAATTTGACGATAAGTTAGATAAGTTTTTTGATAATGCTACAAAAACATTTAGATTTAGAATAGCTAATGGTAAAGAGTATGAATTATCACCACCTTGTATTGGAATTCAAAAATCATTTACTGATTATATTATTAAAGAAAATAATGAGAAGAAAACTCCTAATTTGGCTTTCTTGAAAATTATCCCATTTATGTTATCTGGTAGAACAGGAATAACATTAGATGGTATAAAGGCTAAGTTACAAGAATTTGAAAAGATTGATGATATATCTTTCCAATTCTTAAATGCTGCTGTTGGTAAAATGACATTTGGTCTTAAAGAATTAAAAACAAATTGTGCAGGCTGCGGTATGGAGGTGCGTAGCGATATGAACTTTCCCAACGGAGCGTCAGGTATTTTCGTTATTCATGACGCATATATTAAAGAATAAGCTTCAATTACAGAAACATTTTCATACACAGGAAATAGCTATGGATGAATGGCCTTATTGGTTATTCGAGGAGAATATTAAGTTAGTAAATGAACTTATAGAAGAAGAAGAAAAACATAGAAAGAAAGAGGAGGATAAGCAACAAGCAAATACTCCGAATTTCAATCCTGGATCAATGATGAAAGATGCCTCAGGAATGATGAACAAATTCAAATAATTAAAAAAGAGAAACAAATGTTTCTCTTTTTTAATTTTAAAGTATTTTTACTTATTAATATCCAGGTATCATTGGAGGAGTAATAGCGAAGTTATTATCGATATACTCATCAATCCAGTAATCCGAAACGAAGTCAGCATCAACAGACCAGATATCACCACCTTCCCAGTTAAGAGAAGCACCACTAATTCCTTTTATTTGACAGTTTTGGAAAGTTACCCTTCTTAAAACAAATCCTTTTTTATCGTGTTGGTTAACTATAATAGTTCCAATTATATCACTCTTGTAGTGTAAGTAACCAGTTTGAGAATTCCAAACAAGGTCATACCACGCTTTAAGTGTATTCCAATTTTCCATTGAACCACCTTCATTAACGTTAACTTGAAATTTCATTTTCAAATCATAAGTCGTTTTAGCAGGACCTGCTTTTAAGAAAGCTCTTGTAGAATACTTGAATCTTTGTTCAACTGTTTCAATTGCTTCTGTTAAGTTTAAGTCAATGTTAGTAGCATTCTCCAACAATAAAAGTGGATTTCTACCTTGTGCCTGTAATATAACAGGTAATATGAACGTAATCTCAAATAAGTTAAGATATACTGGTTCTTCTGGTTTCGTACCGGGACCCCCTGGTGAACCAACGTTTGATATATTGGTAAAGTGTGGTAGTGGCATTTTATTTTTATTATTTTTTATTTAATTTGTCTAACAAACTATAAAGTATATATTATTCGTAGTATATTACCCATATAAAATATAAAAACTTAATCGAAAAATAGTGCCATTACTCGATTTAAAATGTTAATATATACAGTATGAACAGGTGTTTACATTGTGATAAGGAAATAAAGTATGGTAGATCTGATAAAAAGTTTTGCAATAAAAGTTGCAAAATGAAGAAATTGAAAATAGATAATGAGTTAAAAAATCTAAATAGAATATCAATCAAAACTAGAAAGTTTATTGATAAATCCAATACTATACATAATTTTAAATACGAGTATGATAAGACACTATTTATAAATTGTAGAATAAATGTTACTATAAAATGCCCAATACACGGATATTTTGAGCAGACTCCAAGTAATCACCTTTATAATTCATCGGGTTGTAATTTATGTTCGAGGGATGATCATAAACTAACATTATTAAGTTCTGATAGGATAAGTAATATGAAATCCGTTCATAAAAATAGATATGCTTATAATGACCTATTTATAAACAATAGTTATATAAATATTGAGTGTCCTGACCACGGTACCTTTAGTCAGTATATTTATTATCATGAGTATGGACACGGATGTCCTAAATGTGTTTGTGTTTCAAGAGGTGAGAACTCAATAGACCGATATTTAAGTGATAGGGAAATTAAATTTTACAAAAATTATACATTTGATGGATGTGTTAGAAAGAGAAAGTTAAAATTCGACTTCTATTTACCTAAGTATAATACTGTTATTGAATATGATGGTGAGCATCATTTTGAGGATATAAAATATTTCGGAAACAACAATAAGTATATTGTAGAAAGTGATAAAATAAAAGAAGAATATTGTAAAGTTAATGATATAAAAATCATTAGAATCCCATATTGGGACTTTTACAATATAGATATCATACTTGATGCTGCCTTTAAATAAATTATAAGTATAGTTCACTCATTTGCAAATTTTAATAATTATTATTTTTAGATATTTGTCTAATAAATTCAATATGTTTAGCCGCGTTCGTTGCGGATCAAGGAAATAAACTAATTTGGAGTTTGATATATAACTATATGAACCTAAAAAAATCAAAAATTATGAGGAAATTAATTTTATTAACAATGTTTATGATAGTAAGTTTACTTTCATATTCACAAACAAAAACTTTTACTGTTATTGATAACGGATCAGTTCCGACAGCTGATGTTATTAAATATGAAACAGCTATATCTGAAGCAAACATGGAAAGCTACAGAAATAAAACAACAAGAGATACGTTGGTTTTTGAAACCGGACTGAAAGTTGTTTTATACTCATCACAAGAATTATATTTAAGTGGGTATAATATAGATCCTTCTCAATATGTTGATGTTAGAGATCCAAGATATACAAACCCTACTTTCAGGTTGGTAATTCCAAATGGAATGCCACAGGCTCCTGGTCAAAAGCCTTATTTAGTTGCATTATATAATCACATCGAAAAATAAAAAACAGAACTATGAAAAAACTATTATTAGTTACAACCCTTTTACTATCAACTTTGTTTTCGTTTGCACAGGTGCCAGCGAATGACAATTGTAGTACAGCTACAAACCTTGGTACATTACCTACTCCAGCCGCCTGTCCGTCAGGGGTTGGTGCTAATGTAAATGTTACTAATCAGACGAACATTAATGCTACTGCTCCAAGTCCATATACAACTCTATTGGGTTGTCAGACTGGTGGTAATCAACCAGGTCCAGCTTTGGATGTTTGGTATTCATTTGTTGCGTCTGGTAATCAAGTCAATATAAATATAACACCAGGCACGGCTCCTGTTTTACAGAGTCCTGCTATTACACTTTGGACTGGAACTTGTGGATCTTTGGTTGGTTTTAACTGTGATAATAACGGTACTGCTGGTGGTAATAACTCAGTTCTATTTCAACCTACTACACCTGGTCAAACCTATTACATACAAGTAAGTGGTATGAATGCTGCTTCTTCTGGTAATTTTAATATGACGGTTAGTGCAAGTAATGATTGTAATAACTGTCTTCAAATTGGAAATTTAACAGTTTCTCCAGCTCCGGTTGGTGGTACATATCCACCAAATACTACTGTTACATTTTGTTATAATATAACATCATATACACAAGTTAGTGTAAACTGGTTACATGGATTAACATATACATTTGGATGTGGTTGGGATTTAACAACACTAACAGCAACACCTCCTCCTTCTTGTTCGGGTAATGGATATTGGGCTTGGTGGAATACTTGGACTAGTTCAGCTAATGCTTCTGTGTGGGGTCCTGGATTCGCATATGATAATAATACTACACCTGGTAATCCAGGTAATAATTTTGGTGATAATTGTGCTACTCCAAATTGGAATTTCTGTATTACACTAAAAACTAAACCAACTTGTACTCCAGGTTGTACAAACTTAAATATGACAATAAATACATCTGGTGATGGTGAGTCTGGTTCTTGGGGATCTGTCGCTTGTACTGGTGACCCGAATGTTCAATTTGCTGCTTCAATGTCTTGTTGTACCGCAACTGCTGTTGGTGTTAATCCAACTTGTAATGGTGGAACTAATGGTTCAGCTACTGCAACACCAGGTCCAACTGGTGTGGGACCATTTACATATTCTTGGAATTCTTCTCCAGTTCAAACAACACAAACTGCGACTAATTTACCAGCTGGCACTTACACAGTAACTATAACAGACTTCAATGGATGTGTTTCTACTGCAACTGTAACACTTACTAATCCTCCAGCAATGACAGCTCCTATTACATCTACTAACGTAACTTGTAATGGTGGGACTAATGGTTCGGCTACTGTTAATCCAACAGGTAGTGTTGGTCCATATACATATTCTTGGAATTCAATTCCAGTTCAAACAACACAAACCGCTACAAATTTACCAGCTGGTACATATATTGTAACTGTAACAAGTGCTACTGGTTGTATAAAAACAAATACGGTTACAATAACTCAACCAACTCCAATAACAGTAACAACAACCACTTTAAATGCTACTTGTAGTTTGTTAAATGGTTCAGCAACTGCAAACCCTGTTGGTGGTGTGGGTCCATATACATATTCTTGGAACTCAACTCCAATTCAAACAACTCAAACTGCATCTGGATTGGGTGCTGGATCATATATAGTAACTGTAACTGGTGTAGGTGGATGTACCGCAACTGCGACTGCAACTGTAACTTCTACTGGATCTATCACATCTACTACAACTGGTACAAACGTATCTTGTTTTGGTGGAACAAATGGTTCAGCAACTGCTACACCATTAGGCGGTGGTCCTTATACATACTCTTGGAACTCAACACCTGTTCAGACAACACAAACCGCGACTAACTTACCAGCGGGTACTTACACTGTTACTGTTAATAGCTCAGGTTGTATTACTACTTCTACAATTGTTATAACACAACCAACTCTATTAAATGCAACATCAACACAAGTGAATGTAACTTGTAATGGTGGAACAAATGGTTCAGCAACTGCAAACCCAACTGGGGGAACTTCTCCATATACATATCTTTGGTCAAATGGTCAAACAACACAAACCGCTACTAATTTAGTTGCTGGTGTTTACTCTTGTACTATTACAGATACTAATGGGTGTACCAAAGTTATATCGGTTACTATTACACAACCAACTGCTATAACTGTTACTACTACACAAGTTAATACGACTTGTGGATTACCAAATGGTTCAGCAACTGCTAACCCTGTTGGTGGTGTGGGTCCATATACATATTCTTGGAACTCAATTCCGGTTCAAACAACACAAACCGCTACTGGTTTATTAGCTGGTTCTTATGTTGTTACTGTTACAGGTGTTGGTGGATGTACTGTTACATCTAACGTTACTATATTAAATACTGGGGCAGCAACAGTTACTATCCCAACTCATATTAATGTTTCTTGTTTTGGTGGAACAAATGGTTCAGCAACCTCTAACGTAGTTGGTGGTGTGGGTCCATTTACATATTCTTGGAACTCAGTTCCGGTTCAAACAACACCAAATGCTACGAACTTACCTGCTGGAACTTATACATTAACTGTTACCGGTTCTAATGGATGTTCTTCAACGGCTACAGTTGTTATAACACAACCAACACAATTAGCATCATCTATAACAACAACTAATGTTTCTTGTTTTGGTGGAACTAATGGTTCAGCAACTTCCTCTCCAAGTGGTGGTGTTGGTCCTTATACATATTCTTGGAATTCTGTTCCGGTTCAAACAACTCAAACGGCTACTAATCTACCTTTAGGTACTTATAACTGTACTGTAACAGATGTAAATGGTTGTCAAATAGTTGTTTCTGCTAATATTACACAACCAAGTCAATTAACTTTAGCTCTTGGAACACAAACAAACATTAGTTGTTTCGGTGGTAACAATGGTGCTATAACAGTAGTTGCTGGTGGTGGAACAGGCGTTTATTTATATTCATTAAATGCTGGTCCTAATCAGTTATCTCCTATTTTTAGTAGTTTGACAGCTGGAACTTATACAATTAAAGTAACAGATGCTAATGGATGTAACACTACTATTACTGTTATTTTAACACAACCAACAGCTCTTTCTATAACTGGTTCAATAACTAATGTTACTTGTTTTGGTTCTTGTAATGGTCAATTATTATCTAACGTATCTGGTGGTGTTTCTCCATATACTTACTTGTGGTCTAACGGTCAAACAACTAATCCCGCTACTGGACTATGTGCTGGTTCTTATTCTGTTGTATCAACAGATGCTAATGGTTGTCAAGTAGTACAAACTGGTATGGTTGTTAGTCAACCTAACGTACTTGGTGTTACTGTAAATGCTACTCCATCTTCAATATGTGTTGGACAGACTTCTAACTTAACATCGAATATTGTTGGTGGTACTGCTCCATATACTTACTTATGGTCAAATGGTGGTACTACATCAAATATTTCTGTATCTCCAGTTGTTACGACATCATATACCGTTACTATAACAGATGCTAATGGTTGTATAACTACTGGTAGTGTTACTGTTACAGTTAATCCTGTTCTTACAATAAGCGCATCTGCTACACCAACTTCAATATGTTCTGGTCAGTCATCTACTCTATCAGCAAATGCTGCTGGTGGTGATGGTGGTCCTTATACATTTGTTTGGACTCCTGGTGGATCTGGTCAAACAATAAATGTTACTCCTGTTACAACAACTGTTTATACAGTTAGTGTATCAGATGGATGTAGTCCAAGTGTTAGTACAACTGTTACAGTTACAGTTAATCCATCACCAATAATTGCATTCTCCACAACACCATTATCTGGTTGTGAACCATTAACGGTTACTTATACTAACTTAACTCCTAGCGCAGCCAACTGTGTTTGGACTATAAATGGTGTCCCTTTTAATAGTTGTGTAGTAACACAAACATTCCCGGTTCAAGGTACATATAATTCGTTTTTAACTGTTACTGATGTTAATGGATGTTCAGCTACATCACCAACTGTCGTAGCTAATGTATATCCAATACCTACAGCAGCATTTAACGCAAATCCTACTATAACTGATATATTGAATCCATCGATTGTATTTAATAATACAAGTTCAGTTGGTTCTTATAGTTGGAATTTTGGAGATGGTAATACATCAAATGTAAGTTTTCCAACTCACGTTTATGGTGATACAGGAACATATCAAATCCAACTTATTGTGACAACATCACATGGTTGTATTGATACCGCATATGGTACAATTCATATAGATGATATATTTACTGTTTATGTTCCAAACGCATTTACTCCAAATAGTGATGGTCATAATGATACATTTGTTCCAGTGGTTAATGGGGCTGAGAAGTTTACATTCTGGATATATGACCGTTGGGGAGAAATGATTTATCAAAGTGATGGTGGTGCTCCTTGGGATGCTACTTACAAGGGTAGAGAAGTTCAACAAGATGTTTATGTTTGGAAGTTGATTGTAATAGATAAACGAAAAATAAAACATGAGTATATTGGACACGTTACAATAATTAAATAATAAAAAACCCATCAGAAATGATGGGTTTTTTTGTGAAACTTTATCAGTATATATGACTATAAAAAGAAAAATACTCAAATGAAAGTATTTATAACAACTGATTGGCACTTTGGTGTTTATCTTAATAATTTAGATAAATGGTTAGATATGATGGAGGATTACTTCTATAATTCATTCATACCATATATAAAAGAAAATGCAAAAGAGGGTGATATACTTATTCATTGTGGAGATTTGTATGATAATAGAACATCAATACCTATTATCGCCTCTTATAAAGCTGAGAAGATTCTTTTAGAACTTTCTAAAATATTACCACTTCATATAATAGTTGGTAATCATGACCTTTGGAATAAAGGAAGTAATGATATAAACTCAGTTAGATTATTCAATCACGTTAATAATGTTTCCGTTTATACAGAAACTACATCTATTGATATTTCTGGTCAAAAATTAATTCTAATGCCTTGGATTGAGAAGAGACTTGAAATGATAAAGTCAATAGATAATAATCCTGGTGATTATTTATTTTGTCACTCTGATTTGAATGGTTGTAGAATGCACTTAAACTCAGTTGCTCATAGAAATGCTGATAAAATAGATGTTGAGGCTTTTGGTAAGTATAAACACGTTTTCTCAGGTCATATTCATATTAGACAAACTAATGAAAATTTCACGTTTGTGGGGTCGCCTTATCAAATGGATAGAAATGATATGGGTGATCAAAAAGGAATCACCATACTCGACCTGGTTACTAATAAAATCGATTTTATACCTAACACATACTCACCTGTATTCAAAAAATTTAGTGTTAGGAATGAAGAAGATATTGATAAGTTGGATGAACTAAAAGACACTAAAGACTATATAGACCTTTCTATATCAAATAATCTATTAATAAGTAACAGAAAACTTCGTAGAAAATTGGAAACAATGTTGGAGAAGGGTAATTTTGCTTCAGTTGATTATATTGATGATATTGTAGTAGAAGGTTCGGATGATATTAAAATAAATGAGGCTGGTGAAGTTATAGAAGACGAATTGGATGTATCAGTTCAGTTAGATTATGAAGACTATATAAAAGAATATATTCTTAAACAGAAATATGAGAATGATAAATTTAAGAGTGGTGTTATATCAGAGTATGATGAAGTAGTTAAGATTTTTAATGAGAACTATAAGACTAAGAATGATTAGTGATATTACCAGATGATATGAATTAACACTTTATCACCTGGTTTATATCCTTTACTTTTTAATAAATCTTGTATAGGAACTTCTTCATTTTCATATACTGTTACCAACTCAGCATATCCATTCTGAACATCATCTACAAGATTCTCTATAATTTGTCTTTCGTCGCCTTTATAATCTTGTAATGTGGTGTAATATATCATTTCACCTTTATTTACAATATCTTCATTAAAACTAATTAGGTGTTTCATTATTTTTTCTTATTCTTTTTGGTATCAAGTTTAGCTGATCTTACTTCATCAACGATTTTCTTAGCATCTTTATCTTTGATAACTTCAACTTCTGTTTTGAATCCAGCTTTCTCATCATCTTCTGGTACAATTGATTTAGAGTCAAATCCAATTTCTTGGTCTTTAACTTTTTCTTCTTTCTTTTCATTAAATGTCTTAATGTATTTCATAGTATTTTATTATTTTTTAGTTATTATACTTTCCATTTGCCTTTTTTCAAAAGACCATCTTTTTGTAAGTGTTTTATGAGTAGTTTTATTACACCATGACAGTTTCCGTCTATATAACTATCTTCATGTTCCTCATAGAACTCTTCCATTGAATCTTGTAACGTCTTATCTTCTTTAGATTCGTTAAAACTCTTAACATGTTTCATATTATCTACTTAATTTTTTAACTATCATAGCACATTTTTCATATTCTTCGGCATCTTCAAGTTCTTTTTGGTATTCTACTAATTGTGGTTTATCTGATAGTTCTAATCTAATTTTGAATCTAACATCTTCTAACTCACTCATATTTTTAACTTCACTATCTATTAGTTTATTTACAACATCTTTATCAAATTGTGTCATCTTCATAAAGTCATTCCAATCAATGACATCATTATCACTTAGAAATTTTAAAATATGAGACACACAACTATCCACTCTACTCTTTGATTCAGGAGTAACAGATTTCTTTCTATTAAATAATCTCTTAAAGAATTCTTCGTTTATGAAATCCTTATAGTTGTTTACTTTTCTCATAGGATTATATATTATTTTTTCTCTATCAAGAAATGTGAAATTAATATATAAACAAAAGTATTAATAACAAGGTGAAATTAAAAATCTGTGCTAAATGTAAAGTTGAGAAGGAGTTAGGTGAGTTCCATTTATCCAAGAGAGATGGATATAGATCCAGATGTAAGTTGTGTAAGAAGGAGGATGATAAAATTTGGAGGAAAAATAATACTGATATCGATAAGAAAATTAAAAAGGAGTGGAGAGAGAATAATAAAGAATATATGACTTTGTATTATAGAGAGAATAAGGATAGTATTATTAATTATAATAAAGATTACTATGAGGAGAATAAGGAAGAAATTAAAAAAAGAGTTGGATTAAATAGAAATGAATATATGAAGACACATTATAAAAAATATCCACACATACATATACATAGAAATATACTAAGTAGATACTATATATGGATTGGAGAATCTAAGTTAGAAAAGACAAATTTACTATTAGGATATAAAGCTATAGATTTAAAATTACATTTAGAGTCTTTATTTATTGATGGTATGTCTTGGAGTAACTTCGGTGAATGGCATGTTGATCATATTAAGCCAGTTTCAAAATTTGATAAGACTGAATTACCATCAGTTGTAAATAGTCTTGATAATCTACAGCCACTTTGGGCAAATGAAAAT